ACCGCCTCTACTCATGTAGTAAGCGATCTTTGCATTGACCACAGGGTTGAGCAATTCGGCATTATTTTCTAAACCAAATTTTTCTCTACGATCTTTGCCTAACTCTCCGATCATGTTTATTTGAAACATGCCCCACGAGTTATCACCTGTGTTTGTATTAGGATTGTGAGCGAGGGGTCGCCCATTACTTTCTTTCTTAGCAACTGCCCATGCTTCTTTCAGGTCTGTGCCTGTAAAGCCTACGGCATGAAGCAACTCAACCAATTCAAGATCGGTTAACTTATGAGTATTTTCATACTTCTTTAAGGTTGCTTCGTTTGTTGTTTCGCTAACTATTAGTGCTTCGGCTCTTGTTGGTGCTATGGCATCTGATGTAGTTGCTACTCCAAATGCTACGGCTAAGGTCGAAATTGACCCACCAAGTATTAAAGCCTTTAGTCTTGCTTGGGCTTTTGCTGATGCTTTGGCTATTGCCTTTGGCATCTGCTCGGCTCTTATTCTTGCGTTTGTTTTCATCATCACTCCAAATAGTCGTTGGCACTTTCAGATGCCTTTGACTGGTGTGAACGAAGGCGGTGTAAATACCGCTCTGTCGTCTTGATCGATTGGTGTCCTAATCGCTCTTTTACTTCATGGACATCTATGCCGTTCTTTAACAACTGCGTAGCGTTTGCATGTCGTAAATCATGAGTTCTAGGCGACCAGCCGATTGCGGACTTGGCTATTGCTTTGTTCCAAGTTGTTCTCCATACATCACGAGGCATGTGGCTCATATTGTTGATGAAACTCCCTTGCTTGTGCTTCTGCTGATGCTTCTGCTTTGCCTTACGGCTTCGGCTTCTTACCTGCTCTGCTTCTGCTAGTGCTTCTGCTTGGGCTTTGGCTTTGCGGTAGTTTGCTACTGCTTGCCTACACCCTTCGCATCTACAACCCCCATGTGTATAGGAGTAAAGAGTTCCATGCTGGAACTGTTTTCCGCCTTTCTCGAATGGTCGAGAGGGCTTTGCGCTTCGTGAACCTTTAAGTTTACCTTCCGTTAAGAGTATTGTTCTTGGAAACATCAGATCATCTTTTGCTATGCCTTTTGCTAGGACATACGCATTTAACTGCTGTAATAGGGCTTTTCCTATCACTAGGCTTCTCTTATGCCCTGACTTGGTGGCATCTATCACCATGAACCTAGTTCCATTGTTGTAATTTGTTCCTAGATCACTAACTCGCCTTTGAATAAAGATTTCGCCAGTTTTGAAATTAATGTCTTTTGCTCTTACTTCCGTTGCTTCACCAAATCGGCAACCACTTGCTACTAAGAATTGGGCAAATAATTTAGTTCCTTGTGTTGGTAAATGCTTAATGATCTCCTTAAACTCATCAGGGTCTAGGAGATTAGATATATTGGCATGATTGACCTTGATCTTAATTCCATGTGTCGGATTGCTCTCTAATTGACCAGCATTAACCAACTTTGAAAACATTGAGCCAAGAGAAGCCTTCACCTGATTTAAGGTGGCAGGTCTAACTCCCGATAGTTTGAGATCATCAATTAACTTAACTAGGTCTGAAGGCTTCAGGGAAGTTAGTTCTCGATCTCCTATAACTGGAATTACAAATCTAGTTAAGACCGACTTATAGCCCTTCTTTGTGATTGGCATTAGATCAGCCACCGCCAGCCATTGATCTACAAAATCAACCACCCTTAAATTAGCCTTTGAGGGGGCTTTTAAGCCCTGCTTCTCGGCTTGTATGGCGTGATACATGGCTTCGGTTTCATTAGCCCATGTGCCAGCCGATAAACGGCGATTTTGAAGCCTGTAATAGCCTGTAAATCTGCCGTTGCGCTTAATCACATACGCCATAAGTTGCCCCCTCTACTGGCGAGTAATGACCCTTCTACTGGCGAGTAATACTACTGGTGAGTAGGTTCTTAATCAAAAGATAAGCCCCTAATCCAAATCGGACTAAGGGCTGAACTATTGGCTACATAGGGAATTAGGCGGTCAGGCTTGGAACTAACTTGGTGGAACACCAGATAAGTTAGTTATTGAGCGTGAACTAACTTTCTGGAATTAAATAAAAGTTAGTTCGATCTACCAACTGGCTTGATAACTAAATCCTAGTTCGTGATCGCTCTCTAATAGGGAAGTAATTAAATCAATCGTGTATTCCAGTTGGTAATAGTAATAATCGGTCAGATCACTACCACCAAAGAAAAATCCGTCAACTGGTGGAAGTGGATTTTGAAAAGTATCAGGAGTTAATTCAGTTTCTAAACTATTTAAGTAATCGCATAATTGATAAAAAACTTTTTGGTTTTCTATTTGATATTCACGATCAGGATTAGCCAAAGCCTTAATACAATCATTTTTTAATTGTAATAAGTCCTCATCACTTAAATAAATTACTTGGCACTCATCAACGCCCTTGCCACACTTATCAACAATCCAGCCATGAATAGCGTTTGCCTTGCGCCAATAACCAACCATTGATTTAACGATTATGCTTGAAAAATCAGGAGTTGGTAAATCTTTTAATCCAGCAAGATTTTTAATCTCGGCATAAGAACCAGTTTTATCTGTGTTGCTACCCATATATTTTTCAGCATACAAATACATATCTAAACCCATTAGTTGATCTCCTTTACAATATCAATCGCAACATCTAATCCTGATATTGCGCCGTCTAACATCATAAAGTCAGAAGTGCCGTCTTGTTCAGCATGGTTCTGCCTTTTACGCCAAACATGTTGAAGTTGGGTTAACTCTTTAATTGCTTGATCTTTATTCATTTTCAATCTCCAATTCTCTCTCTGATGCCCATTGTTTTATGGTTGTCGTTAACCAAACTGGTGTTCTCCCCATGTATTTGTCGGGCTTGGGAAGGGTGTTGCGATTTAGATAACTGTGTAGAGTTTCGATCTTTAATCCAGTTATCTTTGCTATATCTGTATTTGTTAGCCATTCGCTCATGTTTATCTTTTAACTTTCTGTTTAGTTTCATTAGGTTTAGTTCCCCACTTTGTAGTTTTAGTTTCCGTATCAGCCCATAGATAAGGTAAATCTACTGGCACATTAAATTGATAATAAGTATTATCTTTACGATTTAGATTACTTTGATGCGAGTTATGAAGTTCTAAATTACCAAACCAAAAAGGTAATCCAGTATCAGGGAAGGTTGGGTGTATTGCTACAAAACTGGGCAACAAAGTATCTTTGTAGCCACGATCTATCCACTCTTGGCAGATCGCAATTCCGTATTCACACAAAGCCTTCTCATGCCCACGCCACATCTTTGTAGCAGGGTGATTACGCCAGCCCTGACTAATACCGATTAACGCCCTAAGTATTTGCCACGCTTCAACTCGTTGCTTACCTAATCGCCTGTAATCAAGAGCCTTAGCAGACTTAACAAAGTCAGGATAAGGAATAAAAGTATTAACCATTGATACCACTCCTATATTGTTTGCGAAGCAAACTTTGGCGTTCAATCTCAGTTAATCCACCCCATACGCCATATCTAACTTTGTTAGATAATGCAAAAGATAAACATTTAGTTTTAATTGCTTGATCGCAATTACCACAAAAAGTTTTGGCTTTTTTAATACCAACTACATCAGTTGGATCAGGAAAAAAGATTTCAGGGTCAACTGTTTGGCATGGCGCATCATCAATATCTTGTGGAGTAGGCGTAGTTAATTCAACTGGCTTTATTACTTTTCTTGCTTTAGTAAAAGACACTTGACTTTTAGGTTTAGTCATAATCTTTATCTCCCTTTTCATTAGTAAGAGTTTGAACAAACTTCTCCATGATTTCAACTAAATCATTAGGTTGTAAATTAGCAAACTTCAAAAGTATTTCAATCATGTGTAATAAACCCCATACCAACATCTCAGGTTCTAGGTTTTGATCTGAAATCATTTTGTTTAAGTGTTCATTTGCTAAATACTCTTTTATTTCTTGTGGCAAACTATCTGTTCGTTCTTGATCTAACTTAAATCCACGAACAATTTTAATAAACTCATTAGCAAAGTTAATAGATTTAATTAAATCCATTTGTTCTTGGTTCATTGTTTCTCCTTCATAATTAGTTCATTTAAGTAATCGTATTGAGGTAATCCATTGTTATTTTGATGCCCAGTATCACCACCGCAATCAACGCATTGACCTAATACTGGAACTTTACAACCGCACTCACAATTACACTCAGGCTCGGTGCTAAATACTTCATCAAATAAACTTTCATCAAGTAAATCATCAGCCATTTTTATTCTCCTTTAATTGATTTAGATATTCCGTTTCTATCTTTCTAATCTGTATTCTTGAAGTTCCAAACATACGAGCAACTTCGGATAAAGATTTTTGATACTCAATTCTTTGGTGAACTATTTTTTTCTTTTCATTTTCATTAAACATTACTTACTCCAATTCTATTAGGAGTTGAGTAGGCGCAGATACGGCTCGTTTTATTATCCAAAGCAAATTAAGGAAATAAAAGTCTTGACCGCCCTTCACAAGTGAAAGGAGTGGGGAATGAAAACAAAACCCCAGTAAGGTCTTGTGTTAACGCCTACCCAACAATTTTAAGTTAGCGAGAAAGTGATCTCTTTTGTGTTTCTACGCAGTTATAGCAAAACCAAAGAATATCCTGAGAATAGTTATCAGTAATTGTTTTGCCATTATTGCGAACGCCTTGCTGACCGCATTGATCACATAAATCTAATTCGTGATCTTGAACTCGTCTAACAATTTCTACATATCCCATTTATTTACCCCCAAAATAACATTGATCAATAGTGCCAAAGCAATAGTGATCACCAACCCAACTGATGTGTGTTGCTAAATAATAAGTTCCAACCGCTAACGCACTCCAAAATAGAATACGAACTCCAGTTCGAACTCGATAATAAGTTTTTGATCTCATTTATTTACTCCGTTCTAAATGTAGTTGGTATCTCCAACTATTTTGTTCTTGATGAGTTTTTATTCGGTGGCAACTGGAACACCTAACAACGCACTTTTTAATTTCTGATTTAATTAATTTAGAAAGTTTGTTGCTACCAAGTGCAGTTCCGATATTAAACTTTTTACTGTGTAAGTGATCAAACTCTAAAGCCAGCACATTACTTTCACCACAATCAATACAAGGATTTTGTAATAAATAATTAAATACAAACTCCCTTACCTCTTTGTGGTTAGTTCTGTGTTTCTCCGCTTGTCTGATAGACACACAAGGCTTACAAGCCCCTTCATAGCCCTTATTACCGCTTGCGTGTGATTTAGGTTGAAAGCGAGATAGTGATTTGATCTTGCGACAATAACTACAACGCCTTTTACCCTTAGCAAGTAAGTTTAATTTTTCTGCTTTGCGGGTTGATGAACCTTTACGCATTAGGGCAAAGCAAGATTTACACCTTGCCCTAACTTTGTATTTACCCTGCGTATGTTTATTAAACCGATTAAGTGGTAGAGCAGTAAAGCAACCTATACACACTTTAGTTTGTCTTGATTTAATTACGGACTTATTGGTAGCCACAAACAATCCAATCTAAGTGTCTTATATTTAAGATCACTATGGTTTGACGGAGTTAAATAAGCAACAATAAATCGGCTACCAGTTGTGGACACAATTTTGCCTTTACGCATACGCCCATGCGCTTGAATAAAGACTTGATCTCCAACATTAATGTTGTATGGATTTTTTGTGTCGTAATAACCAATTCGTTCATCAGCAATAGAAATTAATTCATCTCTCACATTTACGATCTGTGAAAGTAAATCTAATCTCTTTTGGCATTTTTTAATAACTTTATTTGGGTCAGTATCACCGCCATACATGTAAAGGGTGGCGCACTCACCTAACCAATTTAAGTTTTGTTTTGTATCGCCACTACCACCGATTTCATAAGCAATACTTTCGTAATAAACAAACGATTTAACATCATTCATGTATCCACTAATATCACTATCAGCCAAATAACTTGAACTTGTATTTCCATTTAAGTCCAAAACTGTCCTGAACTCATAATTAAAACCAAGAATTATTAATTGAAAACCTTTGTAGATTTGTTCATCAAAAGTTATATCAATTAATTTGTGTTGGGTTAATAGATCAAACTTATTGCGAGTGTGTGGTTGCCAAATTGAAGTGCTGGTTTCCCCAACACTCCAATAGGCATCTTTGGTATCAAACTTAGTTTTTAATCGTTCAAGATAAAAACTATCTTTAGTTTTAGTTTGTGTAGTCATTAACCCACCAAGTCTTTTGCTTCAAGAACTTTCTCGATTAATATGCTCATAGTTTTGAGATCAATACTCATCTCTGAAACTTCAATGTAGTTATCTCCAACTCGGCGATTGCGTTGATCAACTGTGATGTTGTTAGCACGATCACCAAGAATTGTTTTAAGAGATGCAATTAAAGAAGCAGAAACTCTTTCGTGATATTCCCTTGCTTCTTTTTGTTTGCGATCACGCTCTTTTTGTTCCGCTTCTTGCTTTTGGCGTTCCAGTAATTCTTGTTGCTCTCTTTGCGCCCACTTTGGTTCAAGAGTTGCATATTCAGCAACAATATCTTGTGGTCTAGCCAACCAATAAATAGTTGTCTGTGCTTGTCCGTTAGTTTTGTAATCATCAGAACAAACTAAATAACCAACATTACGAGAACCTTTATTAACTGGCGCAAAGTTATGATCATCTTGTTTATCTGATCTATAAACTTTGTATTCATATTTAGAACTAGATACAAGAGTTGCTTTAGCAACATGGTTGCGTTGAACACGATCAGGATTTTTCTTATCTGATGAGGAATAATCCCATGCTGGAATTACGCCATAGTTAGTTCCTACTTTTAGTTCTGCGGATTTCATTTATTTATTCTCCTTAGTTAGAAGGGTGGAACATAGCCCCCCGACCATGTTCCACCACATTTATTTATTAAGCGTTAACTAATCGCCGACTAATCGCATACTTAACGATTGATTTAGCCATGCTAATTAAGTTAAGGGGATTATTTACAATCGCACCAATTTCGCAATAGTGTGATTTTTCCTGATCAAGTTTTACTAATTCATTTTGATCAGCGATATATGCAAAAGCAGTTAATACACCAGCATTACCTAGTTTTTTAATTGCTTCATCATTTTCTCTAACGGAATGGTGTTCCCATTCTCCGTCAGTAATAGCAAAGAAAATACGAACTGGCTTTTCAGTTTCAGCAAGTATTTTAGTTGCGTAAGTGATTGCTTCGGTTGGATTAGTTCCACCCTGAGAGCCAGCATTACGAATTACACCAGTTGCTTTTTCATCAGCACGATACAAAACATTTGTAGCCGTATTGAATGTAATTACTGTGGTGTTTGCGTTAATGCGATCTAATGCTCTTTTAATCGCATACATAGCCCGATAAGCAGAAGTTTCTTTACTGCCACTCATTGAACCTGAATTGTCTAAAAGGATTACGCACTCGATCTCTGTGGCATCATCTTGACCTTCTGACCATTGATCAAAGATCGTATCTAAATCATCACCACGCATATATCTATGCGCCTGTAAGCGACCCTGTGATTGATATTTATTCCAAGCAGGGTCAAAGGTTGCTTTTAATCTTTCTAACTCTCTACTAAAAGATAGAGATGCTTGGAAAGTTTTAGCATCAGGAGTTTGATTATGATACCGAGATTTTTGTGGCTCTTTAGAATTATTAGTAGCAAGAGAAGGTAAGCCACCAATTTGTCTAATGATGTCGTTGATCTCGTTAGCAATCTGTTGATTATCTAATATGTTATTTAACATATCTGATAATGCAGATTGATCATCAGGAGTTTGATTACCAGCAGTATTACCACTATCAGTATCTTTATTTTGATTAGTTAAATCAATTTCAATTACTGGTTGTGATTTTAATT